TGTCCTTTTACTTTTTCAGACATAATTTCACCACCTTTTGGAGTAGGAATTTCTTTCCCACCGTTTGGATAGCCGATTTCAGTTTTACCAGACATCATTTTTTTATTTTTTTTCATTATTTTCTCCTTTTCTTACTCATTCCTGCTTCAGAAAGAGCAATTGCGATTGCTTGTTTTCTACTTTTAACAGGTTTTTTAGATTTTCCAATCGGTAATTTACCTTTTTTGTATTCTCTCATGACTTTTGCAATCTTTTTTTCTGCTTTCTTCATTAATTATCCCCTTGTTGCTTTAATGCATGTTGTAAAACAGTTTTTTCAATGGAAGTATCCGCTCTTAAGTTAGCCAATTCTTCATTTTGTTGTAGTTTCTGTTGATCAGTCATTTGATTCATCATCGCTTTCATTTTTTCAACGTTGATTCTTTCCTCATCAACCTCTTTTCTTCTAGAATTTTCTTGTGCTCTGATGTCAAGTTCTCTTGCTTTTAGTTTTGCAATAGGATCATTACCAAAATCACCATTAATTTTCTTTTCTTCTTGTAAGAATTCATCCATCATCTCTGCAATCAATACAGCTTTTCTAGATTCAATCTTCATATTTAGTTGCATAACCATTTGTTGCATTTGTGGGTTTTGCATTGCTTGTGGATTTTGTTGCATTGCTTGTAGTTGCATAATCTCTTGTGCAAATTCCATTTCAACTTGTTCTAAAGCCATTAAAGAAATGTGTTCAAATATATTTTTTTGTAAAGAAGCATTAATTACAGGATTATTTTTTGCAATATTTGTACTCATGAAATTCATATGAGCAGTAATATGAGCTCTGTGATCTTGTCCTTTAAATGCTTGGAATGGAATACTACTTAATGAATCAATATGTTCTAAAGACGGATCTTTAGGTTGAGGTGGTTGTGGTTTTTTTAAAATCAAATCAATATTTTTTACACCAATCGCTTCATACATATTTCTGTATGCTGCATATAAATTATGAATTTGTGGATTTGATTGAGCTAATTGTAATTCTGTTTGAGCAATAGATATTCTTTGAGTTTGTGAAAATATATTTGGATCTGCAACAGGTAAGATATCTACTTTGTCATCAAAGTCAGCTTGTTTAATTACTCTTTCACCCCCTACAACATCATATGGATATTCTTGTGGTAAGTAGAGTTTAAATACTCTAGCTAATAATTTGAATTCATTTTTAAGAGCAACATATAATCTTTTATGGATTGCACTCATAGTTCGTGACCCACGTTCAAGCAATGCAACTGTCGTCCCCACTGCAGCTTGTTGATTACCCTCACCTACTTGCATGTCAGCTATAGATGCGAAACGCTGACCCGCTTGTACAACGACACCCATAAGTTGAAGAAGTGTTTGACTCGGCTCTTTGAACGGAAGTGTCATGAAAGCATCTCTTATGTTTCCGCCAGGAGCATCTACATCTCTGAATTCACCAGGTTGTATAGATTGTGCGTCATCTCTAATTCTGATTCCTCTTTGTTTAAATCCAGCAGGTAAGTTTGATAACGTTCCTGCATCTAATAAACTTCTTAAAGCTGATGTTGCTGTTCTTGATAATCCACCAATCATGTGGATTAAACCAAATCCATAAAAACCTAAACCAGGTAAAAATTTGAAATGAACAAAATATGAAATCTTTTTTCTTAACGCATCACCGACTTCATAGTTTCTTCTAATTGATAATACTTGTCGAGAGTTTTCTTCGATCGTTACAATGTAAGGTAATTTAATACCAGTTGTTTCCCCATCGGGTCCTCGGTCTTCAAAACCCTCGATGTCTAGATTAACATGACATTCAAGTAAGGTAAAGACATCTTCTGGTTTACCAGTTTGTCTGATTCCTTCTAGTTCATGTTCTTTTTTATCTAAGGCTGTTTCATTTTCATAGCCAGGAGTTAAATCTATATCTCTATAAAATCCTCCAACTTGTTGTTTTCTTAAATCGTTTCCAGAAGTTTTAATTCTGTGAATCATTGATTCCGCATCATCTAATGAGGTAGCAGTATACGGAACAATCAAATCATCTGCAGGAACAAACTTTGATACAGCTCTTCCTAATAATTCATCATAATAAACTTTTTTAAAAGCAGAACCTGATAGAGGTAAATAAAATAACATTTGATCAAACTCTGTTTCGTACTCTGGCATTTGATCCATCAATTGATAATTCATAAATTCTTTTACTCGTTCCGCTTGAGAAGATTTTTCTGGACTTGGTGCACCCACTGTTTGAGTTCTTACAGGTCCTTGAGCCGGGAGCAATTCTTTATAAGCCAATGCTTGAAATTGAGTAACCGCTTCTGCTAGAACAGGATGCGTGGCACCCGAAGCTCCTTGAAAGGGTTCTGTTTTTTGTTCATATTTAAATCCTAAAAGATCTAAACCTCTTATGTAAGATTGTTCCCAATCTTGTCTTGAAGATTTATAGTCTGAATAGTTTTGATATAATTCTGAACCAAGAGGCATCAATATTTCCTCTGGTAGTAACTCTGCCAAATTGTCGTAGTGATTTTCTGATTGAGCCTGGTTGAAGGCTCCTGGTTCAAAATTAATTTCTACACCACCATCTTCCATAGGTGTAATTTCAGTTTCACCTTGGTTAGGTAATTCTTCTTGTAGTTCAATATTCTCTTCGACCGCTGTTTCAGGTCCTTCTATTTCAATAGATTTTCTAACTTCGTTTGGAAGTGCTTTGTCGATTTCTGCCATTACTTTTCTCCAGTTTTACATCTTTAACAGTATTATACTCAATATTCAAGCCTTGTGATAATGGCCCAGACTTTGGTGGCACTGTTGTTGTAAGTTTTCTATACTTACTTGGGTGTTTAAATACAAATGTCATTTACCAATAATAAGTTCGTTTTTTTCTAGGTAGTTGTTCTTCTTTATAGTCTTCTGGGTGAATAATCAAGCCCCCTTGTCTAAATCGCATTAAAGCTTGTGTAGTACTATCCACTAAATCATCATGATCTCCATATGGAAAAGATGCACACTCTTCAATTACCTCTTGAGCAAATTCTCTTTCTTTAGGAGCCCAAACCATTCCGGACTCAAACAGTGGGGCTACAGAATTTACACGGCTGTGTTTGTCGTTACCTTTAGAGGGAGAAAAATTAACGACGGGTATCCCCATCTGTCTGAGTTCATAAGTCAATGGAAGACCAGAAGCTTTTGCTTCCACTAAAACTGTTTCAGGTTGCCAATAGTCATATTGTTCTTTTGCAACTCTTCTTAGTTCAGGAAATTCTAAACGTTCTTTTAATGCATCTAATAAAATTATATGTTGTGGATCTCCTTCGTTTTCTGCAAAGATTCCCCAAGTAGTAATTGCAGAATAGTCTGCAGTTTGTTTTTTCATAAACGCGGTATCGTAAGATTGTATAATATGAAGCAATGGAGGTAAATAATCCTTATCCCAATTTTTCCACCACTCACGTTTTAATAATGCACCTTCTTCAGCAGTTGGATTTTGCATATACTGTGCATTCCATTTTGACATACCTGCTGACGCTTTTACTTTTTCTAATTCTTCTAACTTCCAATATTCTGGCCAACAAGGTTCACCACTTGGCATGACAGCAGGAAACTCTACAACTTCCCATTGATCTGCTTTTTCTTCTTTAGCTCCAGCATTAACTAATTGTGCTGTCAAATCTTTTGTAGACCATCTTGTCATTACAATAACAATAGCTCCACCAGGTTGCATACGTTGTCTTGGTCCTGATGTATACCATTCATAGGCATTATCAAATGCTTTAGGTGAATTTATATCTTGCTCAGAATGTGGGTCGTCAATAATTAATAAATCAGCACCCCTCCCGGTCACCGCACCTTGGACACCGACTGCAAAATATTCTCCACCACCATTTGTCTCCCAACGCCCAGCTGCTTTAGAATCTTCTCTGAGTCTTGTTTGAAATAAATCTTGATACTCTTGTGAGTCAATTAATGTTTTAGCTTTTCTACCAAAACGAATTGCAAGTTCAGCTGTGTGAGTTGCTTGAATAATTTTTAAATTAGGTCTATTACCAATCATCCAAGCGGGTAAAAAATAAGATGCAAATTCTGATTTAGTATGCCTTGGTGGCATATTAATAATTAATCTTTTTAATTCACCTGATAATATTCTATTAAATTTTTCTGAAATAACTTTATGGTGTTGACCTTCTACAAATTCTGGCCAGGTGTATTTTACAAAAGATAAAAAATCAGTTCTATATTTAGATTGAGTAGTTTTTTTAACTCTAGTTAAAATATCTAATTTTAATTGTTTTCTAACTTTCGGATCTGCAATTGCATTTATTTTATCTAAACTAAGCATAATATTAATTATGATACCAAAAACTATTTAGCAGGAATTTCTGACTAAATCAAACACTATAGTGTATATATTAGGTACCATATTTTAGAAACTTACCCCTCCCCCCTCTTAAAAAGTTCGACTTTTGACTTTGGTCTGGTACCTCTATGGGTGGGACCCGCCCACATGCTCTTCTCTCCCTGCGACAATGTGTCGCACCTACTATATCTAGTGGGTGCGACGTTATGACATATTGACTAGTCTATGCAATCCTTACAATAACCTTGTTTCCAAGACCACCAACCAGGTCGCACGACTTGACTACACCCACGACAAGTGTTCGTTGTAGCGCACCACTCTTGCGCCTTGGTTCGGGCTTCCTTTTTAGAGAAGCCCTGACCAATAAACTCTTCCTTTTTTAGATCAACTAAAATGCCCATGATAATTGCTTATCTTGATTATAGTCGAAGTTATCATCAGACTTAACTACTTCAATATTACTATCTTGCTTTCCAAGATTAGCATAAGCCACATTTAATAAATGGAACGTAGTGTCTTTGTTTGTGTTTTTTAATTCACACACCTTTTTAACCGCTTGAGCTGTTTCAAGATCATAAACCTCATTATCCTCAATGCTCACACTAGGTGTGATACCCTCGTAGTTTGTATGCTTTATTACTATATATGTCATTATATACCTTTCTGTTATGGGATAATAATTACATTATCCCATAACCATTGTCAAGTGTTAGTTTTCGTTTTTTATATTAGGTAAAGCTGTTAAATCTTGGTTCCAACTTAATCCTATTTTTTTACTTACTTCATTTAAAGCAATAGCCAGATTGTCTGGTGTTCCTGCTTCCATGACAGTATCCAAGGCCTTTTGCTCTAACTCTTTTAGCTGTCTTAACCTTGCACCTTCTGGCCTTCGCTCTATTTCTTTTTCAGCTTGATTTTTAGCCCAGGTTCTTAACTGATATTCACAATCAGATAAAGACAACTTACTATCACTATAGCTATCTTTTTTTCTTGTGAAGTTATAATCAAGTTCAGCGTCTTGTGGCTTTTTCTTTTCAAAGAAAGTTATAGCTGTCGCTCTAACTTCCTCTAGTCTTTTTTCAGCGTCAGCAAATGCTTTTATTATTTTATCTGCACCAATCTTTTTTGAAAGTTTGGCAACAGCAACATCAGTAGCTTTTGCTTTAAACTGTTTTACTAACAGTTCCTGGTCTTCTATCAGTGGTTCAAATTGTCTTCGCACTTTTGACTTAAAGTGTTCCAACTGATATTTAGTCATTGATCTTGTCATATGTATTTCCTCCATTTGTTAAATACATTAGTGTTTTAAAACACATGTGTTCGCATTACCATTTGACAAATTGTCGCAGTTTTATTTTTTTATTAGGGTGGGCCCCGCCCACATGCTCTTCTCTCTCCTGCGACAGTTTGCGCGTTGATGAATAAGTTGATTATGATATTGTGTAGTTCTCAGCTTCATTTGTAGATTTATCGCTGAACATAACTATAAATCTTCTTGGGACTTGCACCAAAAAAAGCAAGTAGGATTAGAGTAGGTGATGTAGGTGCTTGCACAGAAAACCGCTCCCTACTACTAATCCCTGAACAGTAGGCGTCTAACTAAACGTATTAGTGAGATGGTCTGGGTAGTTTGCCACCCTCACTACTACTGTTCTGGGATTAGATTCAGTCCAGTAGGGCAAAAAGTACGAGATGCCCGTCATGGTGGTACTCTGGGTATTAATTAAAAAGCTAGACCATAGAACTCTAGCCGATAAGATATAATGGCGGACAGTGGCTAACGGCCCATCCGCCATTTTTTTTGTTTATTTTTTTTAGGGTGGGCCCCGCCCACATGCTCTTCTCTGCCTGCGTCAATTTGGCCAATGTCCACGGCTCGCGGCTCATGGTAAA